AGACTGACAATGAACGAATTGATGACAAGGGAAAGCGGACAGATGGCCGCGCTGTTCAGAATGCTGGAGCACGCATTGGACCACATTGAATTATTGGCCGAAAACTACCGCCCCGTATTGGGCGGGGAACGCTACCTGACAGACCGGGAAGTGGCCAAATTGTTGAAGACCTGCCGCCGGACATTGCAGGAATACCGGGATGCGGGGCGCATGTCTTATATCCAGCTGGGAGGGAAAATCCTGTACCGGGAGTCGGATATCGAACGGCTGCTGATGGAGGGTTATCGGGAGGCATTCCGTATCGGAACCTGAGAAGGACATGGGAAAAATGTAGGTGGCGGTAGAAGTCGTGTACGCATTGAAAAGTGGACCACCCTTTCCGGTATTTGCAAAAAACACTTGCAAATGACCCGGCCACCTGTAGGAATGTACGAAAGCGGCGCATCACGGGAGATAATCCTCTCATGATGCGCCGCTTTATTGTGCGTGAGTTGATAATACGGTCAATTCCGCACCATTTGCCAATGCGGACTGACCGGAAAGATGAACAGGCGGGCGGTATTCCGTCCACCGTGGCAAGTGAATTTTCCGATGACCCGTTCTCGCAGACGTTTTGCCCCGCAGGTATGAAGGCGGAAGGCAAGGGCAATGACCAACGGGAGGCCGTACAGCACGTCCATCCCGTACCCGTCCGCTTGGCGGACACGACGTTCCGCTTCGCCGGGATTCAGGATGCCGCTCTTGTACACGGCCTTTATCGCCGCCCGGAGCGTGAGGGCAACCACGCCGAACAGTTCCATCAGTTCCGGTTCATTCATCCAGATGGCTGTTGCGGAAACATCCGGCACGTGAAGTGTGCCGTGTTCGTCCAAAGTGATAATGTAACGTTCCATGATTCCTGACTTTTTTGTTATTCATCCATTGGCATTTCGTTCCGGCTGTTGCGCCGTTCCATCAGACGGTCCATGTCCTTCGATATCTTGCAGTCGGTAATCTGCGCATAAATCTGGGTGCTGTTGATGTCGGCATGGCCCATCATCTTCGCCGCGCTTTCTATGGAAATGCCCTCGGAGACCAAAAGGGTACCGAAGGTGTGCCTTGCGGCGTGATGGGAAAGGTTCTTCTGGATGCCCAGCATGACACCCAGCCCGTGAATGTCGTACCAAAGGATGTCCCGCTTGGGCAGGGGGAACACGGGACGGGTGTCGTCCGTGGTATTGTACAGTTCCAGAATCTGCCGAGCGGCCGGGTGCAGGGGGACGAAGGTCTCCACCTCGGTCTTTTCCCTCGGCTTGCGGATATAGAGCCTGCCCTCAGAAGTTTTGCCGATGTGTCGGGGGTACAGGTTATACACGTCCGCGTACGCCAGACCGGTCAGCGAGGAGAAGATGAACATGCGGCGGGCCAGCTCCACCTTGGGATCCGGCATCGGCGTGGCCATAAGGCGTTTCAGCTCGCTGCGGCTGATGTGGCGCATCTTGGGCGGGTCCTTCTTCTCATAATGCACGTCCTCCAAGGGGTTGCACCGGAGCACGCCCTCATCCACCGCAATATAGATAAGGCGGTTCAGCCAGCACAGGCAGTGGTTCACATGCCCGGAGGCATAACCCAGTTCCTTTTTCAGGAACAGTTTGAACGAATGGCCGAACTCCTCCGTGATGTCGGAAAAGGCGATGTCCTCCAGGCCACGGGACTGGAGGAACTGTTGCAGGTTGAGCTGCGTGGTCTTCGACTGCCGGAACGTGGAAGTCGAATGGATTTGTTCGGCACGCAGCCTGAGCCGTTCCCGCTCCGCTTCGCCGCCTTTGAGAAGGGTCTGGGGAATGGTCGCCACACCTGTCACGGCGTTTTTCAGCAGTTCGGCGCTGACTGCGCCCTGTTCTTTCAGGAGGCGGTCATAAGCCCGTTCGAGATTCAGGCGGAATTCTGCGAGGCGGTTGTTCTCGCGGGGCTGGCGGATGGTTCCCGTCTGGCTGTTCCAATCCTCCGGACGGCAGAAGATGCCGGTCGTGATGAGGATGCTTTTGCCGTCGATGGACACACGGCAAAGGACGGCGGTCGTGCCGTCGGACTTGATTCTTTTCCTATTGATATAGGGCAATATCTTGAAAGTGCTACGCATGATGGTTCATTTTAGCTGATGTTCTACATTTATTTTTTTCCAATCTCGTTTTTACAACCCTTTCTCATAAAACCAGTTCAAGGTCTTTGGTCGCCTCAATGAAGCGGTCCATGTCCTCGAACAGCTTTTTCGGGGTGACTCGGGCATAGATCTGGGTCGTCTTTATATTGTTATGTCCCAGCATCTTGCTGATGGTCTCGATGGGCACGCCCTCTTCGAGCGTGACAAGCGAGGCAAACGAGTGCCTTCCCATATGATAGACGAGTTCGGTCGTCAGTCCGGCCAGCACGCGCAGGATTTTCATGTTCGCCCGAAGCGTACTGTACAGCTGGTTAGGGAACAGGGTCTCCCGCAAATCGTCCCGGTATTTCTCTATCAGGGCAATGGCCTCGGGTAGCAGTTTGACGCGCGCCGTCAGTTCGTTCTTTTTCCGTCGGTATTTCAACCACAGGCTGCCTTCATCGTCGGTGAAGAGGTTCTCGCGGGTAATGGATATGGTGTCCGCATAGGCGGTTCCGGCATAACAGGCAAACAGGAACAGGTCCCTCGTAAGGACGAGGGAGCGGCGCTTTTCCGGGATTTCCAAGTCACGCAGCTTCTCGAAGTCCTCGCGGCTCAACGCCTTCGGGGTGGTCTCCTTCTGCTTGGGTATCTTGAAATGCAGGAAATGGTACCGCTCGGAGAACCCTTCCTTGTACGCTATCCGGCAGATCCGTTTCAGCAGGGCCAGATGATGCCGTGAGGTCTGGTTGGAATACCCGCATTTTACTTCGATATAGGACTGGTATTCCCGAATGAACTGTTCGTTCAACGCACCGAAGGCGATGTCCTTCACCTTGTATTTTTTCCTGACAAACTCGCCGAGCGTTTTCCGCGCATAATGGTAGGTGCTCATGGAGGACGCGCACACATCGATGCCGATGCGCTCCCTCGTTTCCTCGATGTGCCGGTCGAACAGCCGGAGCAGGGTCATCTGGGTTTCCATGCTTCCCTGGAAAAGGTTCCTCACGTCCGCAGCGCCGAAATCGCGTTTCCGTTCCTGCAATTCATTGAATGCCGCATGGATGGCCAGCAGCAGTTTCTCGATTTTCGCATTGGTCTCCACCGCCTCGCGGCTCTTTCCTTCCAGACGGTTTTCACGCACGTTCCACAGCTTGGGCGTGCACGAGAGCTTGGTGCTGAACTGCGCCACCGTCCGGTTCAATGTGATGCGTCCCATGATGGGAGCTTTGCCCGACTTGTCGGGTTCGGTCTTCTTCAAAAACAGCAAGACCTTGAATTTCTCAATTTTCATACGCCTACATTTTTTTGAGTGCAAAGTTATTATGAATGTAAGCGTTCATCGCTACGCAAAATACTGAGTATCATAGAAAAACAACCCGTCGGAGAACTTTTTTCAATCATCCGGTTAACACGGCAGGTTTCCGAAACAACCTGTTAACGGTTAAGAAACGGAACCGATTCGGCATTCCGTCTGAATCCGTTTCAGAAAGGTGTGCCAGATAATGAAATGTAGCTCATTTCTAACAGATTATGTTTCTAACGCGCTGTTCTATTTGATGTTGCTATGCTAATGAGTTCCCACACTGCCCGTCACACTTTCGGGACTACGGTCACGCTTGCCAACAATGTGCCTCTTCAAGATGTTTCCGTCATGCTCGGCCATGCCTCCACACGTATGACACAGCATTATGCACGGGTCATGAACAGCAGCCTGAAAGAAGCAATGAACAACGTGAAGGAGCGTCTTGCACAATAAGTATACAAATTCAGTCATTAAGCTGTCCCCCTAGGGATGGCTTTTTTTGTAATCTATAATTCACAATATCCTGCCGTCCTTTCAATTTCTTACCTGCAAATATAGCCATTTGTCGGGTTGATTGCGCAAGGCGGCCCC